AATAAGCTATCTAAGTCAGAACGTGCTAAACTTGTAGCTAGGAAAAGAAAAAAGGATCCAAATCCAAACAGAAAAGGTAAACCAATTATGGTATCTAACAAATTAAAAAAAGGCGGCACACCATTAGCCAATCCAAAAAAAGCTGATCTTAATAAAGACGGTAAACTTTCTTCTTATGAAAGAACAAGGGGGCTTGCTATAGAAAAAGCTATGAGGAAACAGAATCGTGCTAAAATGAAAAAAGGTGGCTTCATAGCAAGAGGTTGTGGAGCTGTCAGACCTGATAAAAGAAAGGTTACAACCATAAGTTAGGAGAAAAAAAATGTTTAAGAGAACTAAAATGTACGCTATGGGCGGCGGAGTGAAAGGAAGAAAATACGCTGCTAAAGGCGGTGGTATGAAAAAAACTAAATATATGGCTGGTGGCGGAGCTGCTAAAGGCTCTAAATATATGGCTAGAGGTGGAGCTATGAAAGGCTCTAAGTATATGGCTGCTGGTGGTGGTATGAAAAGATCAAAGTATGCATCCGGTATGGGAGCAAATAAAAAGTCTAAATATAGAGCAAAAGGCGGCGTAAGATAATTCAGACATAAGGGGGAACTATGTCATATTTGATTTCCAACATACCGCAGTTTAAATGTTGGGTTCGTAGAGAATTTACTGCAAATCATCAAAACTATCACGGTGAATACCTGCATGCACTAGCATTCGCAGTCAACACTATTCCAGATAGATCATTATCATTTCAAGTTGTGTTTACAGGGTGCGAAACGGATTTTGAGGGCTATCCAGACGAAAACGTACACGGTGGCGCTATGTGGGCAAGAATGCCGATAGAAGCACTTGTGGCTGACATAAAGCTAGATGAATGGCCAAAAGCTATGGAAGATCATTTAGCCCAACCTTGGGATTGTCTTAGTCATCATCACTCTGTTGTTGTTTTAGATAGAGTCAGCTCATCACCTTGGATATGCAAAATTGGTGGTGAATTTTATACCGGTAGATATATGTTTACCGTAGATTATACAGAGCACAGTATTGCTGATGATCCTGCACAACATAAACAAAGTCATGTGCTATACTTAACGGACGCTGGTGAATATACTGGTAATTTTATAG